CTCTTGGTTTGGGCTTCAATCGCTTCAGCATTTTTATCTTTATCTAATTCCTTCGGCAAAGAAAATTCTTTTTGTAAATCTCCAAGGATGTCGCCAAAACCTAAACCAGTTTTTAGACTATCAATCAAATTGCTAATTGCGCCACCAGCCTTGGCGACAAAATCTTCGTTTGTAAAGGACTCAACTGTTGCCGCTGTAGCCAATAGCCACTCAGATGCCGTTGATGCGCCAGAACTTACTACTTTTAGAACTGACTTAAATACATCCTTATCTTTAATTCCTTCAATCATGGCTATGGTGTCACCGAGAGTTTTGCTTGTTTTTTCCGCTCCCGCAACTAAACCGTCAAGCATTTTCTCACCTGATACATTTCCAGCAAAATCTGTAACTTTTTGAGCAACATTAACTATTTTGTTGGCAACATTAGAAAGAGTGCCAGCAACCCCTCCTTCGTAATTTCCAAATTCTCGGACATTTTGAATCAGAACATTACTTACAGATGTAATACCTTTATTGATATTGCTAACAGCATCCGTGATATTTTTTGAAAGACTATTAGTGCTTTTTATATCTTCAAATTTTTCTACTTCATCTGAGGTATCGCGTAGCGAAGTCTGCAATTTTTTAAGTTGAGAAAGAACAAGATTTCCAGTTATTCCACGGAAAAGGTAAGGTATTTTTTCTAAACCTGTTACCAAGAAATCTATAAAACCAGAAAATTTCTCTTTCATAAAAGAAATAATTCCGCTTATGAAGGTTCCCAGACTTCCAAAAACTTTACTTATTCCTTCTGTACCACGACCAATCGCTTCCACCATCTGCGACCATTTCTCGCCAACCCAATCCTTTAGGACTCCAAAGTAATAAACAAGGGTTGCAATACCCTTAATCATAAGGGCGTATTGAAGCAAGGTATATGTGATCGCCGCTCCGATGTAACGAGCAATGAACTCAAATACCTTAAAAATCAATTTAGCGGCATCGGAGTGTGCTTTAGCAGTATTCAAGAATGAGTCAGCCATATATTTGTAATACTTCAAGAAGTACAAAACACCCTCGATTACCGTGTCCAAAACGAACTCAAAGACAGCCGCAACAGTTTTACCAAAGTTGTTATTTTCGTCTGTCAAATACGCAATACCTTTAAGATAATATCCAAAGACTCTCATAATAAAAGCAACTGCCTTACCAACTATTTTTGCAACAAAGTTAATGGCGGTAGTCACTATTTCTCTAAAAGTTTCGCTGTTCTTCCAAGCCACCACAAAAGCAATACCAACCGCCGCTACTGCCGCGACAATTCCAAATGTGATAAGCGCTGTTGGTGCCAAGGCTGTGTTGAGCGCTGTAGTTGCTCCAGCAAGCGCTGTAGTTGTTCCAGTTGCCGCTGTTTGTGCCGCAACTAATTGTAATTCTGCTATCGCAAGGGCTGATGCCGCAATGGCACCGCCACCAAGGGCTACATTTAATGCCGCTTGTTGAACTGCCGCCTGAGCGGTGAGAAGATTATGTTGTGCCTGTACTGCGTTGTAGGTTGCTTGGCTGACGGCTGCTCTAGCGTTTGCTACTGCCTGAGCATTTGTTATTTTGGCTTGGATTGCCGACATAATGTTAGAAATTTTGGTAATTGCCAACTGAGCAAGAATGACAGCCTTATATCCAATATAAGATGCTACAAGAACCCCTAAAACATACTTAATTCCGTTGAGGATTCCTCTATGTGAACTCAAGAAGTTATTTATTCCTTGGATGATCGTGGCTAAACCGCCGATAGCCTTCGCCAGAATTGCGACTCCGAAACCCGCGGCAGTTGCCAATGCTTTTCCTACTGCTACAACTATTCCGATAAGTGGAGATAGGGAAGCGAACAATCTATTTACTGCATCTTTTACTTGATTCGATGTAAGGTAAAGGGTAGTAAGACCAATAACAACAATACCTATCGGACCAGCCAACATTCCGAGGAGCCTTCCAATGATCGGAAGCCCTCCAAAAACTTGAGCGCCAGCGAAGGTAGCGAACATCGCGGCAAGGGCGGCGACTGCTGGCAACATAAACTCAATTTTTGATGCAAGGTCTTTTACCGATTGACCAACTGGGTCAAAGTTTGACTTGACCTCTCCAGCCGCGGCTGTGACCTGAGTTAAACCATCAACTACAGATTTCATTTTTATGAAAAAATTCGTAATCGGCGCTGTAATTTTCACGATTACTTGCTTTAGCGCTTCCATAACTGTTCTAAATGCAACGCTTCTCTCTAAAGCCTTTCCCATTGATTTATAGAACTCATACATGTGGAAGATGATCGGACCGATTCCTTTGAGGAGCATCCCGCCCAAAGAAACTTGAATTTCGTTTGTGATACGAGCAAAAGAGCGAAGAACTTTTCCTGGACTCTGCATCGCCGCTAGGTAAGCACCAGCAACATTCTTGGCTTCTTCAAGCGCCCCTGTTGCAACTGCCTGTTGTTTTTCTTGATAGGTGAGAGCCTGTGCTGTTTTACCAAGCGTTTTAGCGTAAGCCTCATACATCTGACCAGCAGATTTTTGAATACCGACTGATTTTAGAACTTCGCTACGCCCAGTAATAACGGCGTGGGTAAGCATGTCGAAAGTTTCAGATGAGTTTTTTGCGCTTACTACTGCAAGGTCTTGAGCGGCTCGCGCCAAGTCTGAAGCGTAAGATAATTTTAAGTTATTTTGAGCGAACTTGATGGCAGATTTTTGAGCAATCTCCATCTCGATGCCGTTATCTTTTATCGCTAAGGCTGCATCCCTGATGACTTGATAGCCCATACCAGTTGATTCGCCAACAGCGTTCATGGCAACATCCAACTCATCAACGCGAGCGGCTGCCATAAATGACTTTACGCCAAGTCCGATGATCGCGGTTGTAGCGGCGGCGGATGCAACGCCGATTCCAGTCATTGCCGCTCGGAGTCGCGCACTACCTTGCGTGAACTGCTCCATTGAGGCAGATGCCTGTTGCATCCCCTTGGTGAACTGTGCGGTTTCAGCGGTAAGCCGAGCGCGAACTTCCATGGTAGGTGTTTCTGCCATTATCGCCTCGCTTTCGCTCTACGCTCTGCCTTCTCTTGCTCCTGTGCTTTGAGAGTCCATAACGCAGTCCACTCAGTTAATTCCATGCTAGTAAGAGGACGGTGTGCTGGACTCCCGTAAAGAAGTTCAGCCACCGTTCTTCCTAGTTTTTCTGCAATTTCAAATAGAACTCGCCGTTCAGGATTCTTTAGGAAATCGCGCCTGTGCTTCGTCTGCCGCCTTTTCAGTTAGACCAGATGAACCAAGTGCCTTTGTAGCAAGGCGCTCAATTACTGCGCCATTCTTTGAAAGGATGGCTTCCTTATCTTGATCTGTAAAGACTGGTAGACCTGTTTCTGGGTCATAGACGGTTGCAATAACTGTCAATGCGTACATCTTGGCAACATCTGTTTTGTCGCCGTTTGATGCACCCTCGCCCAGTTTGGCGCGTTCTGCCGCTGTCATTGAACGAACTTCCACAGTTACTCCCCATTCAGGGACTTCAACTGCTTCTTTCGTGATGTCATCGGCACTAAAAATTAAATCTTTGAGGCTCATTTTTTCTCCTTGGGACACTAGGTTGGTCACGATTTATTAAGTTGTACTGCTATTTAATTATGCGTATGCGCCGCGGGTTACCGCGCCTGTGATCTGGAACTCTGCTGAGTATGTCACGACATCGCCAACTGCGCCAGACTTCTCGTAAGAAGTAAGGATTGCTTCACCTGTGTACTTGACCTGTCCAGCAGTTGAACCTTCAGGACCGTACTCGAATGAAACTGTAGCCGCTTGTCCTGCGATTGCCGCTAGGTGAGCATCAACTGTTGCATCGAAGTTTCCTGATATTGAAAGTGAAGCATCAGATAATCCGACAATGTAGGTCTTTGCGCTTGCACCGAAACTTGTTGTTTCAGCGGTTTCGATTGTCTGTGGGAATGAAACATCTGTAAGTGTGTCTGAAATGTTGGTAAGTGTGCCACCTGCGTTGTCTACCTTAAATACGGTGGACTTACCATGACGAAATGTAGGCATTTGTTATCTCCTTGAAAAAGCCACGATTGGGGTGGCGGTACCTGTGGAACCTGCGACTGTATAGGACACTCGTAGGTATCTTGCGATTGTTCCAGTAACTTCGACTCGTTGTGAAGTCTTGGTTGCGCTGGAAACAACGGTGAATGTAAGCAAATCTGCGAATGTCGAGTTATCGGCTGAAGCCGCGATCTTGACAGTCACATTTCCGTTACGGGTATTTACGGGAACGCTGAGATAACCAACACCGCCATTGGTAGTCGCCGCGCCATTGTCCACTCCTGTGCCATTACCAGTTGCGCTGATGGCTGCGCCAGAGGACAAAATGACCCCATGCTCAACACCTTCAGAGGACTGGAACTCAGCACTCGCTTGGACAACATCTGCAATAGCACCTGATACTTCGTATGAGGTTGCATCGGACTCAAGCATCACGGCGCGAGAGCCGAGTGCGTGACCTTCTGGCGCAACGATCACTTTTTGCTTGGTCGCTACTCCGAGAACTGCTGAAAAATAATCATCTGTGCCAACATTTTCTGTACCTTCGAACATACCGCTAAGGGATACGGTTCCATCTACAAGTCCAGTAATGTACTCCTTGGCATCTGAGCCAAAGGTGCTTGTTTCTGCTGTTTCAACCATTGTCGAGGCAGATACATCATTAAAATAAGATGAGAAATCGAACTCATCTACGAATACTTTTACACTTTTACCGTGACGGAATGTAGGCATTATTTCTCCTCAACTGGGCGCTGATGAACTGTTCCGTCTTGAAGGAATCCGTCACCATCGGTATCTACTGCATCTGGGTCGAACGCATCTTCCTCTACTACTGGCTCAACTGGAGCCTCTACTACTGGCTCGATAATTGGCTCTGGTGTCGGTTCAACGATTGTTTTTGCTGGCTTCGAGGTATCCTCAATAGCGCCAGACTCAAGTAACCACTTGATTGCTGTGGCTGGTAAATCTTCTACAACATCACCGATCTCGGCGCGTTTGTTTGGTGGGTAATCAATACCCTGAAGTACACGGTACTTAGCCATCTATTCCTCCTTGACGGCGCATGGGTAGCCCAAGTACACCGTCTAAGGTCACACGGACACGGAGGTAAGACGACTAACTCGGGCGACTAGCGCACATTAAGGAAAGTGTACCGTATGCGTTTTTAGAGGAACTTGCAACGGGTAAGGACTGTTGAGAACACATCCCTGTATTCGTCTGAACCCTTGAC